TTTTAATAAACATAAAGGTGGGTTGAATACTAATTTTGATGGGTTGTTGATTTATATAATTAATCTAAATTTATATTCGAAGACGGCACCACATTTCAAAAAGTATGCCAGACCTCTTGAGGACGAATTAGAAGACTTTAATACCTCAGATGACACTGATGAATATCCTTGGATTTTAGATGATATAATAGACATCATATTAAGTCTGAAGATAGATTATCCTTTTAAGTTGAAACTTTATATTGAATATTATGGTTTAGAAGCAAAGAAAAAAACTTCTTATAAAGCCTTACGAGATAAATATCTAATATCACTACCTTCAATAGTGGGTATAATAAAAGAAGTTCACTCCTTATTGAAGGAGGAGTTAAAAACAAATGATGATTATGGCTTTAATTTATAATGAAGAGATGAAGAAATATAAGAAGAAAAACCCTAAACTTTCACACTATGAAGCTGTTTCAAAGTTTAAGTTAGTATGGAAAGAAATGAAAGACAAAGAATTCGAGGTTGTATTGAAAGAAGAAGAGAAAAAAGTAATAGAGAAAGAAACAATTGTTGAACCAGTTGTTATTAAACCAGAAATCAACGAGCACGTTTTAAGCCTATATAGCCGGTTTTATGGTAAGAAACATCGTGGAGCATCCAATGAAGAGATAAGAAGTAATTATTTAGCCCAGAAGGACCTAATAGACTTCTACGTACTTAAAATTAATGGAAGAACATCATTTAAGTTACCAGTTAAAGCTGAGTTTTTAGATAAATATATTTCATTAGGTTTAACACCTCAACCGATGAGTTGTGTAGACTGTATGAATAAGATGGTATCACTTTATAAAAAGAAAATTAAATTATAATGGGACGTCCAAGAGGTTCGAAGAATAAACCTAAAGGTAAACTAGGTAGACCTAAAGGGTCTAAAAATAAGGCTACTGATCCAGCTCCAGCTTTAACTCAAAAGAAAGTTGATTTTCAAAGAGGTAAAGGTAGTATAGATAAGATAAAGATACCATCTGATATATTTGATTTTGATTTATTATCTGGGCCAGCTCAAACTAAACTGAATAAGAAGTTACTACTAAAATCTATCATATCTTATTATGGAAATATAACTCGTGGTATAGACGCTATTGGATTAACTAGAGCGACACACTATTATTACATGAACAATGACCCATATTATGCTAAATACTTCAATGAGATAGATGAAATGATATTAGATTATGTTGAAGAGAAATCTAGAGATATAAGTTTGAGTGGTGATAAAGATATGATTAAGTTTATGTTAAAGACTAAAGGTAAAGATAGAGGTTACACTGAAAGAACTGAAACTGAAATTAGAAATATTACGCCAGTTACTATTCAAATAGTGGCTCCTGAACCCGGAGAATATGGTTCTTTAGATAAATTAGCGGAAGAATCAGAAGTAGATCCGTTCACAATAGAAGATATAACAGATGAATCTGAGGATTAAACCACATCAAAAACAAATGGAGACATTAAATCTCCTGTTTGATGATACTACTAATTACGTACTTTACGGAGGTTCAAAATCTTGCGGTAAAACCAGATTATTAGTTTTATGGTCATTAATAATGTGTTTAAAATATCCTGGTTGTAGAGGCATCTGGGGTAGAGCACATATCCAAGGACTAAAGAGGTCAACCTTAAATACTTTCTTCGAGGTGTGTCGTGAATTAGGCTTAAAAAAGACATATGATTATAACTTTAATCCTATTGAGAATGTAATTAGATTTGAGAATGGAAGTGAGATTTTATTGGTTCCATTATTTCAAAAACCTAGTGATATTGAATTTGTTGGATTAGGTTCTGTTGAAGCCACTTTTGCTTGTATTGATGAAGCTGGTGAAATCGGTTATGATGCTTATATTGCCTTAAGAAACACATTGAGATTTAGAACCCAAGAATTTGGTATAACACCTAAAATATTAATTGTTTCTAACCCAACTAAAAACTGGTTATATGATGAGTTTTATAAACCTTGGAAAGATGGAACTTTACCATCTAATATGAAATATGTCCATACGATTCCAACTGATAACTCGTTCAATGATCCATTATATCTAAAAGTGTTAAGCGAGATGGTAGGTAGTGATTATGAACGTTTATATCTAGGTAATTGGGATTACGGAGATGACTTAAATGCGTTATTTAACTTCATTGATTTATCTGATGCTTATCATTTATCTAGATTAGGTGGTAGACCAAAGAAATATCTAACCATTGATGTCGCCTTGGAAGGTGATGATGATACCTGTATTGTTGTATGGCACGACTTAACCATAAAGAAGATTATATTGGTTTCTATTGAAGATGGTCCTGAATTAGTTGATTATATAAAACAGGTAATGAAACAATATGATGTTAGAGCTAGTAATGTAATATATGATGCCATTGGAGTTGGTTCTGTTGGTTCATTCTTAAAAGGTACTGTTAAATTTAAGGCATCATTTGCTCCGATAGTTAATAAAGAATTTCAAGACTTAAAAGCTGAATGTTTTTATTTATTGGCTGAATATTTTAAGAGAAGTGAAATACTTATTGATGAACCTAAATATAGAGATAGATTAATAGGTGAGTTCCAAGCTTATAAGAGATATAAAGTAGACGACCCTAGAAAGAGAAGAATTACGCCAAAAGTAGAAGTAAAGAGACAGATTAAACATTCTCCTGATATTGCTGATGCTATTGCTATGAGAATGTATTGGGAATTACAAGGTGATAAGCCTTTAAAAATGATTACATTATAATGAAGATATCCATCAAAGAATTACCAGAATTATCTATTAATAAATATAGAGATATACTAGAAATATTGAAAAATGATGAAGATGAAGTGACAAAATCTTATGAAGTCATATCATCATTAACGGATTTATCTTTAGATGAGTTGAAAAAGTATGATTATGATTCTATTCAATTATTATATTCATATATTAATAATGTATTAAGTATACCAATAACTACTAAATATAGTCAATCTATTAAGGTAAAAGGACAAAGACTTTTCTTTAGAAAGGACTTAAATAATATGAGTTTCGGTCAGTTCTTGGATTTATATAATCTAACTAAAGACCCTGACTCAATAATGAAGAACTTACATATCATAATGGCTATTATGTATCGAAAGTATAATAAGTATAATAGTGAAACTGTGATGAATATGGCACCTGTTTTAGCTGATGAGATGAATATCCATCAGGCATTAAATGCGTGTTTTTTTTTCTTGAATTTAAAAAAGAAATTATTAAGTCGAACCCTGGCATCCTTGGTAAAACAATGACCCCAGAAGAATCTAAGTTAATAAAGGAAGAGGACGAAGTTGATCAGGAATCAGCATTCAATCAAAAGTATGGATTATTAGGTACGTTATATTCATTAACGAATAAAGACATCTCAAAAGTAAATGATTTATTAGAATTAGGATTAATAGAAGTATTCAACTACTTATCTTGGTCAGTAGAGATGGACAATGTATTGATATGGAAAAATGAACAATAATTTTATGACACAATTCTTAATTGTCCGTTTTGAATAACGGCATTAAGGATTTTAGCCATGTTAAATTCATCACTTAAAGTACCACTAGCGGCACCTACATCTACACCAGTTAATGTGTCAACACCATCATAGATACTGTTCACATTCTTCGCCATATTAAATTCGTTATTCGCCATGTTTAGCACATTTTATTTTTACCTCAGTTAAGTCATATTCCACTTGTTTAATTCTTTCTTGGTGGTCATCTAACCTTAGACATATATTATCGTTTACTTTTTCATTTAAGATAGTTGAATCTCTCATGGTAGTCTGTAAAATTGTAACTACTTCTTTCAAACTGTTAACGGAGTTTACTAGATTACGTAGAAAGAACCCTATGGCTCCTAATAGTAACATAATAATTGCTCCGGCGATACTCAATAACATTAATTCCATTTTCTATTATAAGTTTATTTTTAGACACTTACAGTGAAGTTGTCTAAGTATATGTTCCAATTACTAGCTGTAGTAGGCTCAACTTTAAATTGTATTGTTACATAATCAAATACAGCATCATCAGCGGCTATACTAATAGTTTGTTGTGTATAACTTACAGGGACAGTTAAAGTTTCAAAAGCTGAACCTAAACCTATATTAATAAAATTAACAGCAAAGTTACCAGTAAAGTTACCATCACTATTTAAGTAGAAAGATATATCGTTATCAACACCAGGAGTTATAGGTAGTTTAACTAATCCACCAATAGATGAACCATTATTATTAACAGAACCTCCAAAAATTCTTATGTTTGTTACACCACTATAAGGGTTACTAGCATCAGTTGTCACATTACCTCCTGAAGTATACTTAACAACACTACTTTGAGATTCATAATATGCCGACTGAGCCGGTGAATTA